CTCTATAGCTTCTTCTACATTCATTAATTTAGGAGAAGGTTCTGGCTTCTTGAACAGTGATGAGACTGCCTTGATTCCTCTTTTCCTTAATCCTGGTACAAGGAGGCCAGCAACACCTAGTCCAACTCCTGTAGCGATCGTGCCTATACCAGTAGAATCTGTTTGTGTTTCGTTCTCTTCCATCTAATCCCTAATAATAATTATACTCTTTAGGTGGTAGATCCTCATTATCCACATAATCAGAATATAAAGAAACAAAATTACCTTGTCTATATCTTAACACTGCTTGTGTGGTGCTGTCTACATAGTCATCATTTGCACCATTAGGAAAAGCTGCACATTCGTCAATCACATCTTCAGCAAACTTTTCACCATAAGGATAAAACACTTGACCACTTTCAAATACAGGTGCACAAGCATTTACTCTTGTGTGTTTATCATTACCCTTGGTTGGCACAAATGGCACTACAGGTATACCCATTCTTCTGAACTCTTGTGTCAATGGCTCACCACTTGCTTTTTGTTCTATGATAATTGTCTCAGGTTCCCAATATTTATTTGCATCTAACGCTACAGCTTTGAGTTCTGGAAAATCATATTTACCTCGTAACGCATCTAATAATATCATAGCAGGAGCTCCACCCTCTTCTGGATAAAATATACCCCAAGTTGTAATAGCAGAATAGTCAGCTGTTTCTTTTTTACTAAACGCTGTATCATAACTTTGTATCACATGCATTAGATTAGGGATATGACCCTTCCACGGAATCCACCATTCTCTTTTTAAAATAGCGCCTTCTTCAGATGTTGGGTTTTGCATATACTGAGCAGACCAGTTTCTAATTGGTAAAGATGCTTTTATTTTTTCTAATTCTTCTAAACTCCAATACTCAGGCCATACTGGGTTCCCTGATTCGAGAATCGCTGAGAATGAAATCTGTCTCCACGTATCAGCTTTCGGTTCTGTTTGAGCCTTCAATAATCTGCCAGTCAAGTCATCCTCTGCCCATCTTGTCATTACTAAAAGTATCGAGCCTCCCGGTTGCAATCTTTGTCTTGGTCCAGCTGTGTACCACTCATACGCACGTTCCATAGCAATATCAGACATAGCATCTTGTTCCGTGTGTGGGTCATCAATAATCAATAAGTCTGCACCACGACCCGTGATACTTGCGCCAACGCCAGCTGCATAATATTCTCCACCATGATTTGTTTCCCATCTACCTTTTGCTTTGGAGTCCTCACGCAGTTTCACATCTCCAAATATTTGTTTGTATTCTGGTGAACCCACAATATTACGAACTTTACTACCGAACCTAACTGCAAGTTCTGTGTTGTG